TCTCCTGCGCAGGCAGGGTGCTGATGACGTGTCCTGGGCCAAAGTCCTTCACCACGAACCGCACGACATCAGGATCAACGTCAATGTGGTGTATCTGTCTGTCGAAATGATCCCACAGCTTGTCGTACGCACGCTGTACATTCCAGGACGGATACACCTGCAGATAGTTGTCCCAGCCAGTCTCACGCTCAGGGTCACCGTACACCTTCAGCGCGTAGTCGCGCGCGTTCCCAATGCGGATGAACTGAATGGTGCCCTCCGCGTAGGGTGACGTGACGTTTAGCACTGGCCCATGTAGGTGCTGCGAGCCTGGTATGTCGCTCTTATGCTTGCGGCTGTAGATCACAGGAGTGTGTCCTGCCTGCTCCACCGCGAGCGCACACAGCAGTCCCGCAGGCCCACACCCTAGCACAGCCACTCTCACAGCTTTACCTCCCTCAAGAGCGCATGCAGTGTTGGCTCGACATAGATGTCGCCCAGCACCCTTCGTATCATTCTGGCTTCGTACAGTGTGTTGATGATGGCGTTTGCCTCGTCTCGGCTGATGTTGAGGAGCTCCTCGAGATCCTGACGACGGAACTTTCCTGCGTTACGCAGATGCTTGGCCAACAGCTTACGGCCTAGTAGGTACTCTCTGATCTTATCCTTGTTGTTCTCAGCCTCCGATCTGTCAGACAACATCTCCTTCGAGCGTTCGCGATAGCCGAACGCCGGCATGTTGTAGATCAGATTCATGAACGCCACAGCGTCTTTCACATGCGCTGGTGTAACGATGACGCTCTCACCCTTAGCGTCCGTGCTGAATGTGCGAGCAGCCAGGGCAGCCGCTACACGTGCGATCTTGATGCGGATATTCGCTGCCTGTACAAGCGGTGGATCTTCGATGTACATCTTGCCCATCTCATTTGCTGCGTTGAAGATCTGCTCTTCGGCGGGCTTATAGAACCGCACCTGGTCGGCAGTGCGCGTCCAGGTCCACATCAACATGTTATGGCACGCCTCTTCCGTGTACCGTAGCTCACCACCACTCGCAGGTTGGTTGATAGTCTCAGCCGGTACATCGTACAGTGTGGCGGCCATCGCCAGATCGAAACGGGCGATGTCCTCAGCGTTGCCAATCAGCGGCTTGATAGCGTCCACGCCGTAGGTGTAGTTTGCCATCGTCGCGTTACGCGGATTGCCCAGCCATAGTAACCGTGTACGTGCCCACGTCGTCTCCTGCTGAATCTTCGTCAGCTTTGCTTGCCCGGATGAACGGATATCGCTCATTTGTCCGATCTGCTCAGGCGTAAGACCGCTGATCTCGTCCATCACCACCAGACGCCGGTCATTGAGCGGCACCACACCCCAGGTGATCGCCCATTCTCTACCATTGAGTTGCTGCACACCACCCACCACTCCAGCAAAACTGGCAGCCTCACAGCTTATGATCTCGCCTCCCCCGAAGTGGCGGACCAACCGCTCGGCTGCCAGGCTCTTGCCCGTGCGCGTATCACCGATGATGAGTGATTCCAGCCACCCTCGCGCTACGAGCTCACCTGCAAAATTGAAAGACAGTAGGCTGTGGAACGTCAGATCCATGAGCGCATGCATCTCTGGACGTCCGTGTATGTGTGTGACATGTGAAGCCAGCGCACGACTGATCTCGGCCACCTTCTTGAGAGGCGTCTGTATGCTGCTAGGCTGGAACCGACGCAACATCTTGATTGTTTTAGCGTCCAGGTCAAAGCGGTCAACGCTCGTTTCCATCTGCGTTAGTTCAGAAGCCAGGAACTCGTTGTTATGCGTGCGCGGATTAGGATGTAGAGCTCCAATGACACTAACCGTGTTATTCGGTGCGGTGTCGTATCTCCCCACGGACGTGATCGTGATGTTCTTGTATGCAGCAGCACTAGGACCGCGTTCGGATCCGTCGGTGTAGTCCAGGGCTGGTCTACCATACAGCACCTCAACGGCTTGATGCTCGAGGTGTTCGAACTGCAGCTTCGTGCACCTCCCTCCCGGGATGCCGAATGATTCAGCGATGACCTGGTTTAACGTATTGATCGAAGACTCAATCATAGACAACACCATCGGGTTGTCGCTAGCCACGTTGATCTCTGTCTCGCCATTCAGCCCGTTAAGAGGGCAGGAATGACACTTGTTGCCGGCATCTTGTGTACATGCCAGCCGTATCACCTGCGGCACCGAGTAGCCAGGCTCTTTCCTGCCTCTGATAGTAACCATAACGCGCACAGGCTTGCCTATACGCTTGGAGTCAAATGTATCCAGCACCGAAATTGTCTGCAACTCTGGTACTGGCTTACCACGCGCGTAAGGCTGTGCTGCGTCCAGGTAGGTCTGTAGCTCGCTCTCCTCATGCTCGAGGAAGAAGTCGGTCAGATCCTTGCCGTGCTTCTTGACCAACTCATAGGGCAGCTCAACTAGGCGCACATCCGCCATCACAGATAATGCTCGCGCGATCTTTCGTGCGCCCGCTTGTCCCTCCTCATCGCGGTCTTGGCAGACATAAACGGTTTTACCCTTGAACCACTCGTTCCATTCGGTGTGCCACACGTTCTCACCGGCGGTACGAGTCACACAGTTGTAGCCTGCCTGTAGCGTGCGAAGGGTGTCCCATTCACCGGCAGCGATGATGTATTTGTCCAGGCCGGCATTCAGCTTAGCCAAAGGATACAGCTGTGGTGGGCTGTTGTAGCCGCGCTCACCCCAGATCTTTCTGCCTGTACCGGGCGTGGGATTGTAGTAACGCACATTGAGTATCTCACCGTCGACAGAGCGGACCGGGATGGTGTAGTGCTTCTTGTCTTCCATACCGATCTCGTAGGTACGCACGGTCTCTAGCGTGATGCCGCGCCGCTCTAGCAGCCATTGTAGTGCGCTCTCGTTGCTGAGCAGTGCGCTGTGCCAGCCTGCGATCATGCCTTCATTGAGCAGACGTGTGGGCTTTGGCGTAGGCTGCCCATTAAGGTCGGGATCACCATTACTGTGACCGTCAGTCTCACGCCACTCGCTCATGCGCCTGATCAGCGCCGTGATGGGCATACCACCACAACGGAAGCAGTAGAACACACCCTTCTCAATGTTGAGACTGGCGGACCGCTTCTCATCGTCATGCAGCGGGCACTTCAGGTTCCACTCCCGCGTACCGTCGATGTTTATATGGGTCGGCTGTTCGCCCTCAAGATATGGGGCAAGCAGACGAATCTGTCGTTTTGTGACGGGCATCGCCTCAGGCTTGAGACGAGGCTTCTCGCTTACTCTGCATCCGTCTGTCAGGCGTACCGATCTTCCGGTACATCTCTTCACGGATCAGCGACGTGCGTGTGACGAACATCTTGGGCTCAACCCTGCATTCACCGCGCAGGTAATGTGAGACAGTGACGTCAACATCTTGCCGCTCACTAATGGAGCAAGAAAACACCCAGTTGATGCGCTTACCAGTTCGTCCCACGAGTGACTCTAGCCGGTACGTGTGTCCGCTCATAGCGAGCACGGTAGCCAGCGTCATATCGTCTGTGCGAAAAGCCTCGCTCATAGCCTTTGGTCTATGCGTCGAATGGATTCTCGGAGTCGTCGGCGCGAAGCTGCTCGATGATGGCGGCCATCATGCGCTCCTCAGCACCACGCCCACGGATTGCCGGCAGCTTACCCAGCTGACGCTGATCCCACTCCTCCTTCAGCTGGTCGAGGTCCCACTCGTCGTAGTCGTCTTCGGTGGTCTCAGCTTCGTCCGCCGCATCCGACACAGCGTTGTCCTCTGCGCGCAGAGCCGCAATGGTCTTGTTGCGCTTGCTGCCCCTACCACCGGGCAGGGTGAGGTCACGGTCCTCAGCCTCTGCGTACAAGTCGTCGTCTGTCCAGTCGTCGTACGAGCCGAACTCCTCACCCTCGCGCGACGGCTCGAAGCCAGCTTTGCTGTATGTCTTGGTGTCGACGGCTGCGTCGTCGTCGTCATCTCCGTTGTCGTCGTCATCTTCGGGACCACTCTTGCTGCTGCCTGAGAGCTCGCTGACTGAACCGTTGCCCTCAGCCCACGTCTCGTCGTCGCCAGACACAGCTTTCATCAACTTGCCCATCTGCGGGCTGTACTCACCCTCGTACTGGCCAGAGTTGACCTTGACGCGCACGAACTTGTCGAGCATCTTGTCGGGGTCGAATTGGCCTCTGTCCTTGAGCCCCACTGCGCGTACGAATTCGGCCAGCTTCCAGTCGGCAGCTTCGCTGAGACCGATGTATGTGAAGCCCCAGTCGTACTCAGACCCGAAGTCGAGCGCGACCTCGATATCGTTGGCGGGTGATCCGTCCCGCTTCGCTTCGCGCTGTTGGCAGCGGACGATCTTGGCGATGCGCAGTCCTGGCTTCACCTTCACGCCGGTGCCGCCACCTGACTCCTCGACGCCTGAGACGTCGTACTTGATCAATTTTGCCACTATTGCTCCCTTCGACCACGACGGCGTGGTCCGTTGTTGGTGGTGTGGTATGTCCCACCCAGTGGCTTACCACGTGCACCCTCGATTGCCCTCATGATCTTCGGTATTGTTGGGTTGTCCGTGTAGCCCTTGGGCAAGAAAGCGTCGTACTGATCTTTGGCATAGAATCGGCTATTCTCCGCCACATGCAGCCGACGCCACTTCAGATCTTTGTCGTCGTTTTCAATCACCTCCAAGAATGCGACCATGTTCATGTACCCACAGATCTTCTCCGTCATGTTTCTGCCCTGCACATACGGACGGAGAAGTGATCCACCCTCATCATTGGTAGGATGCTGCCCTTCATGCGGGTGGAATGTGACCCCGAAGTGAAAGCTGTTTGCACCGACCATGTGTCGGATCCATTGCTGTATCCGCTCCATGTTGCGGCCGTACTCACCGCGATCGAGGCCGCTGGTTGGCGACAAATTGGGCTTACCAGGCTTGCCATCAGCGCCGATCTGGTATGCGCGAGCAGGCTTCTCAGCCACGGTAGCGTCCCAAACATCATCCAGCAGCACGTCTTGATCAATACTGACGCAGTCCCACCACACCCACAGGTACGGATGCTGGCTCATGCGTAGGTATTCCTGCACCTCAAGCATCTGCTCCCAGTTGTCGGCCAAGAAATGCTCTAGATTCGGCAGCTTCAGAATGCGTGACGGTAGCAGGCTGAGGCTACTGTGTATGATAAGCGTGCGTCCTGCCTCAGCGGCTGTGCCCGCCAGGGACGTCTTGCCCCAACCAGGATAGCTGTACAATCCTAGCCGTATCCAGTCACCCGTACCTACCGGCGTGATACCGGCAAGAATGTCGTACTGATTAGACTGTGCATCCCTACGCTGTGGGGCTGCGCGTCTACCGGCCATCGTACACCTCATGCTCCGCGTAAGGATCCCACGGCTTTGTTGTCTGCTTCAGGAACGTCTTCCAGTCGTTGCCCGTCTCGTGTAGCTCGCAGACATCCCGCATTGAACAAGTCGGACAGGTGAACATGCCGGGATTTTTGCTGATCTCTAGCTCGCCTGAGCGCAGTAGTTCCAGCCGATGCTGGTCAATGAGTGAGCGCCGCTGTGCTTCGGCGCGGTCGAACTCATCACGAAAGATCGGCTGTCGCAAGAAGTACGGTGATGGCTGCTTCTTGCTGATGCTCCCATCAAGGTTCACGTACACCCGCTTACCATTGACGATCTTGCTTGCCCGTTCGTCGGGCAGGGCTTTGCGTAAGAAGTTGTACATCATGCCATTAAGCTGCTGCTTGGGCCCCAGCATACCCTGCTCGCGCAAGAACTGCACGCCCCATGACCAATACGCACCCGCCTGGTCGTCAACCTGTAGATACTTCAGCTTGCTGTCGCCTATGCCGGCAGTCGTCTTGTGATCAGGGATCCACAGAGTCTTGTCCATTCGATCACGCCACACACCATCCAGCACGCCGGTGTACCAGAACCACGGCACGACCTTGCTGTGTGGCCATGCGTCTATGCGTACCTCGTGGCTTACCAGCACACGGAATGGCATCTCGGTGACTAGGACTTCCCAGCGGTCGTCCTTGCCATACTCAGACACGTAGTTCTCAAGCATGGCCACGCCGAGCTCTAGCGCATTGACCCATCGATCTTCCTCGTCAACGCGCATGCCGAAGATCTCGCTGTTGTGCTTTGCGTCCTCTTCGTAGGCTTTCTCAAAGGCACGTGCTGGATGCACGCCGCGCTTCACGCCAGGCACGTAGTAGGCTGCCAGGGCTTTGTGTACGAGACTGCCGAACCTAAGCGCAGGCATCTCTGTTTGCGGCTGGAGCTTATTCTCGTATATCAACCACCACAAAAACTCGCACTTCTTGTAGGTGGTGCGCTCACTTGTACGAAGAAGAGGCAGGCTGACACCCTCGGGGAGAGTGATTGAGGAGTCAGCC